ATCGTACATTTAGCTGCGCAAGCAGGTGTGCGATACTCTTTAGAAGATCCATGGACTTATATTCAAACAAATGTATTAGGTCATCTAAATATACTAGAAGTCTGTCGCAGGATCCCAAATTTTGATCGCTTGATTTACGCTAGTTCATCATCAGTTTATGGTAATGGTGGTAAAGAAGGTTTAGGTCAAGGTAGTCCAATGTCAGTTTCTGACAGAGTCGATAATCCTGTCTCATTATATGCCGCGACTAAGAAGGCGGATGAGTTAATGACTGCTACTTATGTTCATCTTTATAATTTCGAGGCTATTGGCTTGAGGTTTTTCACTGTGTATGGTAAGATGGCAAGACCCGACATGGCGCCCTTGAAGTTCACAAAACAAATCATTGAGGGAAACCCCATAGATGTATATAACTATGGAGATCTTAAACGAGACTTTACCTACATCGATGATATTGTAGATGGTATTATTAAATGTTTATCTGTAAAAATGTCAGAAACAGAAAAACATAAGATATACAACTTAGGAAACAATAAACCAGAAAAGCTCATGGATTTTATTCAAATTTTAGAAAAACATATAGGTAAGAAAGCTATCATAAATATGTTACCAATGCAAAAAGGTGATGTTTATGAAACATATGCAGATATTAGCGAATCAGAAAAGGATTTAAATTATAAGCCAAGAGTGACGCTAGATGAAGGGTTAAAGTCTATGGTTCAATGGTATCAGGCAGCCCTTTTTTGACAAAAAAGCCCTGGGGGAAAAAACTCTACCCTAGGTAACTCCTTGCGATAGACTGGGGCTGTCAGCTTGTTGCGCCCAGGAGAAAAACTCTACCCTAGGTGGTTTTTTTTAATTTTAGATTTTTTATTCAGTGGGTCTTTTTATAAATTTTACGATTAATTTAGGATTTTTTTACGATTAATTTTCAATTAATTTTTGATTATTAATTTTTCCTTATACCTACATCAGGAAAAAAAATTGATTGATATTTTTAGTTTTCATTCTTTTATTTTATCAGAAAATAAGAGAAAAAGAGATGAAGTATTCCGAAGCTAAAAGATTACTTGAAAGTGCATTTTTAAATGATTGTGTCGAACAAGTTAAGATGGTCGAAGAAGAATTCTGTCCCGAATATGTATTAGATGCTTGGGCTAATTTTTCCGATTTTACAATTGGTTCTGCGAATATTAATAAAGTAAGAGACTATCTTGGACCTAAATCGCCAGAATATCAAGAATTTCTTAGAATGAACGTTTTATCAGGGGATAAGCTTGATGAGTTAGTGTGTGATCTTGAAAGTTCGATTGCATCTATCCTTGATGACAATTATGCTGAAGATAAGTCTAAAGAAGGTATGGAGGCATATGAAATATCTAAAACTATTAATATTGGTAAAGGATGGAAAGATACCACTATAAAGAATTCCTCATCGCAAAAAGGGTTTTATCTAAGTATTGATGATCCTGAAACAAAAGATAGATATGCACTAGCATTCAAATTTAATTTTGTTAAGACTAGTAAAGCGACTTAAAATAGTCTTTTTAACTAAAGGATAGCCTTTTTAGAAAAAAGCCTAGGGGAAAATATTATTTTTTTGTAAAAAAGGCTATTATTGCTCTGATGATCCACTTCCATGTATAACAAGAAAGACACCGAATATTGCTAGTACGATACCAATGAATTGACTATTCGTCACCTTCTCACCAAAATAATATATCGCAATTAAAAAGACGAACACCGTACTCATAACATTCCAATAAAAGTTCATATTACCTACACCTTGATATTTCAAACTTAATAACAATAATATTGGCACCATTACATACACAGCAATCGCTACCACGATTCTCCAATGTTCGGTATAATTACTTAGATGATATGTTTTAATCATTGTTGAAGAAATCATATCACATATTAGCAATGCTAATATAAACTTTGCATATCCAGGTATAACCATATTTTATTTATCTAATTTTATATTTATTTATAATTTATTTATTATTATTGTCCGTCTATATGAATTACAAATAAAATAATCTTTATCTAAACTAGAACTTTTCAAGACTATTTCTAAAGGCTATTTTATTGCTAAGCTAATCATTCGATAAAATAGTTTTAGCAAAGCTATCTAATAAACGAAAATAGTTAAAATCACCACAAACAGGTGTTATCTCACCAAAATATATTTTATCATTAGTACAATATAAATCATATCTGCAAAACTTTGTTTTATGCTTCTTAGATAACTCTTCTGCTACTATTATAAGTTTTTCCCTCATCTCTTTATTAGGTAAGTTATCTGGTGGACTCTCATTCTCAATATAATCAAGTTTTACAGGATCTATATACATTTGTGCCATCTTTACTGGTTGCCAATCCCTATTATATGAATTTGCATATTCATCCTTACCTATCCGTTTAAATACACTTATATGTTTAACCTTATTGTTGACTACGTATAGTTTATAGTCCTGAGGTAATCCTTTTCTAGACTCTCCAATAAACTCTTCTATGAATAATGCTGTTCCTTTCTTCTCTGCTTCTCTCTTAAAGATTTTATGTATGTATGAGAGTGTCTCAATCTCTGTCATATTATACTTTTTTGATCTTAAAATATCCCGATACATAACTCTGTTATGTATAAACTTCCATTTTAAACATATTACACGACGTCCCTGATTACCTAAATTTCCTTTTACAACGAAGGCTGAGGCTTTTTCTCCTACACTTCTCAACTCTTTAATACTTAATTTATCAACAGAATCAAGTTTAAGATAGATTTTAGGTATGCTCAAAAACTCATGTCTATTTAAATCGATTAATTTATAAGCTTCTAACTTATCTCCGTCATAATGTGCTCTAAATTCAGGGTACTTAATGTTCCATTCTCTTCTAGATTTATACATAAATTTCCTTAATTTTTCATAATCCATAGTCTCCTATATATAGCCTTTTTAGAAAAAACTATAACCTTTTTTAGCCAAATCTTATATAACTTTTTCCCTAGGACTAAAGGCTCCTAGAAAACAGGCTAGCAGGATTTCCTTTTAAAAAGCCTAGGTAGAAAAAAATTGAATATTATTTTTAAACTTAATTATTAATTGCATTAATTCTTCTTACAACAGCAATAAATAACTTAGCAAATAATTCATTATTCTGTTATAATAATGTTGTATTCAATTGCTTTTCTTAATCTAGGTCTCTCCTATTATTTCAGTTTATATAATGCAAATGCAAATGCAAATAATTTAAATATTAAGACTAAAGATATGATGAGTAAAAGCACAGATGGTACTAGTAGTTCAGATTCTTCCTCTACATCCGATAATCTAACTTTCACATCAGCCTCGACCTCGACCTCGACCTCGACGATGACGAATCAGCTTAATAATCTATTCCCACAACTACCTTTTATCGAATTAAATAATGATAATGTAGTTTTAAGAGGAGAGATTACTAGTTCTTCAGTTTCTAAAGCCCTGCTTGAATTAGCAAGATTAGAAGATAGTAATGATGAAATTGTTATCTTTATCTCATCTCCTGGCGGATCTGTCGATGCTGGAAACAACTTTATTCAATATATGAATTATTTACGTATGAAAGGAAAGACACTCACTTGTGTTTCAGATTTCGCTGCATCGATGGCCTTTAGTATCTTTCAAGAATGTGATAATCGTTATGTAACACCTTCTGCAATTCTTATGCAGCATCAAATGGCTGTCGGTCTTAAAAATCAATATGAAAATCTTAAGAGCTATCTAACACTATTAGAAGCAATTAATGAAGATTATCTCTATCGCGAATCTGCTCGTATCGGACTCTCTTATAGTGAATTTAAGGCAAAAATCTTATCTGATTGGTGGTTATATGGTGAACAGAATGTTATTGATAATGTAGCAGATAAACTCGTCTATGTTGGTTGTACCCAGGAAATGTTCGAAACTGAAGATCATATCAAAGTTAAATATAGAGGTGATTATTATAATGTAGTTTTTTCTAAGTGTCCGCTATCAAGAGCTCCTTTACGTATCGATAATGCTGAAAATCTAAGTAATAATACAATTAACGAACTTTTTCAGTTTATCGAAGAAAGCTCAAACAAAGTATAATAAAATGTAACAAAATGATATAAATGGGTCTTCCTTGTTCTTTGCTCTTCATTACTTTGTGTAATATTTATCTATAAAAAATTGAATTATTTTTATTTTTAGCTTGAGCTATTCTCAGCTCAAGTTTTACCATATTAAAAAAGTATTGCAATTAACTAATGTCTAATAAGTTTGAAATAGGAGATTCTGCTTTTCATTTAAAGCATATGAGAGAAGTAGTTATTATCAATAAAGTGCATTCAGTTTATGAAGTCTTTATTTTAAATGAAGATTCAGTCTGGTCTAATGTATCAGAAGAAGAACTTACATTGGATATCCCAAAATTCAGAGTTCATGATAAAGTTAAAGTTTGTGGAGCTAATGATGATTCCATATTTATGATTCACTCTATCTTTTATAGTAGACCTAACTACTATTATTGGATTACAAAGATTGATTCTAGCGACCAAATACCTGCAAATGAGTGTCAACTAGAAAAGATAGAAAACGAAACACCTAGACTGAATCTGGTTTCACCCCTCTATAAAAAAGATGATAAGGTAAAGCACATTGATGGCAAAGAATATATTATATGTAAAATTATACCCACTCGTCACAAAATATTATACATTTTGAATAATAATAATGATATATGCATTGCAGCATTTGAAAATACTATTTCACCAATTATTACTACTGCGACTGCTACTGCTACTGCGACTGCTACTGCTACTCCTAAATACAAAGTAGGTGATAAAGTAATTTACAAAAAAACTATATACACTATAGTGAGGAGAAATGAATTTATGAATTGCACAGAATATGTATACGATATCTGTCTAGTTGATATGTATGGAGAATATGTCGCCCGCAAAAATAATATAAGTGAAACAGAATTATCACCTGTATTATCTAAGTTTAAAATTGGTGATAAAGTGAAAATCAGTGGATCGCAACTCTCGGATACTGGCATTGCTGAAAGCAATGCCAGAGTTTGTCCTTGCGACAAAACTGGCGGCAAATACACTGTTACTTATATTAAGCTAATCAATTCGGAGTACTTATATGATCTTGAATTTAGTTCCGGACCTTATTATCATCTCGCTTCTGATGTACCTGAATCTGATATTGAATTTGATGAAATTATAGATTCCAAATACAGAGAAGGTGATTGCGTCATTTATAAAGGAGTGATATACATTGTTAATAATATTTATTATAATAATGGCTACATTTATGAGATTTTTATTGATCAATTGCCTGTTCCAAATGGTTACCACATGTCTGAATCAAATGTACCTGAAGACTTACTTGAACCAGTACTATCAAAGTTTAAAGTTGGTGATAAAGTAAGATACTATTTTAATTCTGTTGATACATATACTATTACTCACATCACGATATTTAAATCCGAATTTAGATATAGTCTTGAAGGCTGTGTGCGTATTTCCAATGTTCCTGAATCTCATATCACATTAGCATTAACGACAGATAAAGTGAAAGATTTAGATAAAGATCTAGAAAAACTTATGGAAAAAGAGAAAAAAGAGATAGAAAGCGAAAAAACGGAAACAGAAAATAAAGCAGAAAAAGATACTTTATCATTAACAGATAAAGATGTTGTACTAAAGCCTAAATATAAGAAAGGTGATCAGTTAATCTACATTGATGAAGTATATATTGTAGATTGGGTATATATTCATAACAAGGTTTGTTTTTATAAGATCTCTAGTGTTAACTCAGCAAAAACAATAAAACATATACCTGAATCTGATTTATCACCTGTATCTCGATTATTTAAACCTGGTGATAAGATTAAAGACAAGCAAACAGGTAAGATCTTAACCGTAGTTAAGAATATATTAAAAGTCTCTTTAGTTACTGACAGTAATAATGTTATATTTGACATTGAATCAGAACTAATAACCCTTCCTACACCTCAAGAATTTGATAATATTAAAAAGATTGAAACTTATGACAAAAGGATTGAATCACTTCAGAATGATTTAAATAAACTTGTAAAAGAGAGAAAAGATCTTGCAAACTTGATGCAATAATCAAGGGATATCCAAGATTAGTATGAATAATTACATTTCTTTGCTCTTCATTACTTTGTGTATATTTATCTATAAAAAATTGAATTATTTATTTCTTACTATCTTGAGCTAAATATAATAACTCAAGATCAAAAACGATTTATTAAATCTTTTATAAACTTTAAAGGAAAATAAGCATGAGTAAGACGACACTCTCAGAAGATATTCAAAGTTTTCAAAATGTAGTTAAATGTTTGCTAAAATACAATTCAGTTGGCGATAAAGATTCTAAAGAATACTCCGCATCCCTAATAGGCATTATTAGTTACTTTGGATCTATCAAATGATTTAAAGTTTTGCTTTATCGTTGATTAAATTATGATTAATTTTACGATTAAATTACGATTAAATTGCAAAAAATTAAAATCATGATGTATGCATCAGGATTTTTAAATTCTCTACTTTTCTCAATTAGTTTTCTTTAAAAAAATTGAGAAATATTTTTAGTCTGATCTATTTATCAAACCTTAACCTAATAAAGCAATATAATGGTCGATCCTACTAATATAAATAGTAACTTTAAAGTACAAGGTTTAGATCAACGATCTTTACTATTCGTGATCATTGATCATTTAAAGACTGGTAATATGCTT